TAAGATTTTGTAATGCAGTAAAGGTTCCACTTGAAGTAAAAGTATGATAAGTAAAACCACCAGAAGTAACAATAGTTCCACCAGTAGCTTTAGCACCTAATTTACTGGAAGCAATAATCCCGATTAAACTCATTACGCTATATCTCCTACGACATACCAAGTGTCAGTTGCAACCTTGATGCAGGATGCAGCCGAATACTGCGCTCTCAACTTAGGAGCTGTGGCAGTTGCCCCAGTTGATGAAATCGTAGTAGTGCCTGAAGTGACAGCCTTGATAGTTGTCTGACCTGCTCCGATCTGAATAACATTTATTACTGTCCCAACTGGATAAGCAACATTGGCATTAGTAGGAATCTGAAAGTCATTAGCTCCAGCCACAGACATTGTGATTAGTTTGAAGGCATCACCCAGAACAACTGTGTAGGTGGCAGTTTGAGCGTTTAATTGTAAATTAACCCCTAAGGCCCACTCAGGAGCTGTTGCACCCGAATTAACTCTTAATAGCTGTCCATTACTTCCAATACCAACTCGAGCCTTAGCAGTTCCGCTGGTGTAGTAATCAATGTCGCCAGCAGTAGTTCCAGGATTTAGATTTTTTACTGTCGTATCAGCAGATGAACCAAGTGTGCGAATAGCAGCTGCGCCATCCTTGACCAAATCAGTATCGTCAGGGGTATCCCAGCCATAATTAGTAGTCGTTGCCATTTATTCTCCTATGCCACAATTGTAGCGTTGAGCCAGTCCAAAGTAGGGCTGATTGTATTCCAAGTTTCAGTCGCTGGGACTGAGTTCCATCTGAACGCCTGAAGGCTGAAAGCGATAGGCGAGACATTTAGGGTTAAATTGAGCTGGTTAAGACTGGCTGTCCAAGTCCATCCTTCGACAAATCCTTGAAATTCTCCACCGACCATATTGGCTGGCAAGTTAATGATATTAAGCGGTTGGCCCATAAATACGCCAAGAAGGTTATCTCGGTCTGAATTGTCGATTTCACCGCTGGCTATAGGGAAGGTTATCTGCCGTAAGGCGAATTGAGGATATGCGCGGATAAGTAAATAGAACGCTGCTTGAGCATTGGCATCGCCTTGGTTGCGAAGTGTGGTCGATATGGTAGAGGCGAGAAGGCCATATTCAGATATTGATGCCAAATCTTCATCTGTTACTTCTGCCCCTGAAGTTCCATATCCAATAGTTATAGAATTTCTAACATCGCCAGCTCTTTTTACAATTGAAAGTCCGGGGCCAATAGAATGATTTCCGTCTAAATCAACATAGCCATTAGTTGCTAGGTATTGCGATCTATGCGTTGAATCTGCATAACCAATTCGGCCTTGATTATCCTCATATAAATATCCAAGTCCGCTAGTCGCAAAGCGAGAAGCGAGATTATAAACAGTATCGTTAAGATTATTTTCAGAATGAAGCTCATAATCTCCTGGGGTATCAATCTCACCCAATCCACTATTTTCTGCATCTTGCCATTGGACGAGTGGGTCATAGCCATTCCAAGTCTCGGCCGCTGGAACCTCGTTCCATTGATCAAATAATACTGTGCTAAGAAGTTCTTCGATTCGGTCTCCGTCAAATTGATGGGCAAAATTGCCAACATAAACTGCCCTAGCTAATCTTGCCAAAGCTCCAACGGCAGTTATTTTAATCTGCTGGCTAGTTGCTGTTGATCCTGAAGTCTGGACTGTAATGCCTAGGTCAGTAATGAAGCCGCCAAAAAGGTTGACATAAGTGCCAGTTGAATCTTTGACTTCTATTGTGACTGCATCGTTGATCTCATAGGGAACTGATGTTTCGGCTGTTTCAATAAGGGTTAAATTGCAATAGCCAGCAATTGGCTGGGAATAAATGTCTGTGCGACCAGAGCTTATGGTTAATCCGCTAAGAGTCGCGCTGGTAGCTGTTACACCATCGACCTTAACGCGATAGACAGGATTCCACAGGGTCATACGCCAAGGGTATCTAAGGAACCAGTCCTTGCTTGACTTTCATTAAGCGCATCAATTACGGCTCTAGTAAATCCTTCGCTATCTATAATTGAAGCGGCATTAACATTTATAACGACGCCTTGGCTAGTATTTGTAGTGCCTGTAGAACCAGTTTTTCTAGCATCTATTCTTGCTCGTATTTCTGCTGTTTTTTCTTTCAGTTCTTCTGTTCTAGCAACTGCATCCAAATATTTTTGCGTTGGAACAAAAGGAAGCACAGAAGTAAATGGATTACTAAAATTGCCTCCATTCCCATCTCCTTCGTCTCCGCCGTCGCCGTCCCCATTACCATCGCCAACCATAAAATTAGCATTACCAAAAGGATTTAACTTGCCAAGAAAATTGCTTAAAGGATTATTTTTTATAAAATCGACAATTTTCTTATAAGCAGCATATAGGTCTTGGAAGAATTTAACCGCTTTACCTACAATATTTACCACCGCCGTAATGCCAGTCACTATCCCGCTAAAGGCTGATTTGAGAGCTCCTGTCATTATTGGCACAATATATTTATTCAAAAAATTCCATAAAGCGGTAAATTCTTCTTTGTTATCGTCAATGGCTTTAGTCAAAGGTTTTAATTTATCTTGAATCGCTTGAACGGCTGGGCCAACCTTGGTATTAAAGGCATCCAGTAATTGAGTAAGGATAGGCAATAACCGAGCGCCTACAGATTCTTTAGCCTCATCGAAGGCAACCTGCATCCTTGCCATCTTGCCACTAAAAGTATCTGCTTGAAGCGAAGCTTGGCCACCAAAGGTTTCGGCTAATGATTTAGTTACATCGTCGAAGCTCATTGATTTTAATTCAGCAGCGGAAAGTCCTACCCCGAGACGCTGAAGCGAAGTGTTAGTGCCATCGTAAGCTTTGGCTAAAGCTACGCTTACTGTCTCTAAATCTTTGCCAGAACCAGCAGCAATATCGAGAGCTAAAGTCTGTAATTTCTGCGCTTTTTCAACATCATTAGTCGCTCTTACTAGCTTTTCAAAAGAAGGTCTTAATTTGTCATCGGCCACACCAGTAGCCAAAGACATCTTTAGGATTTGATCCTCTACCGCTTTTATCTGTTCTCTGGTAGCTCCAGTCGTATTCTCTAAAGTCTGAGCTAACTTTACTTGCGCCTTCTCATCTTCTATGGCTGCCTTAACGCCATCAATTAGCAACTTACCAGCATAAGCAGCTGCGGCAGCAGCAGCAACGGCAAAAGCGGCAGCAGCCTTCTTTCCAAATTCTCCTAGCTTATTGCCAAAGCCTTCAACTTCTTTTTCACCTTGGCCAAGCTTTTTCTTTAAATCATCAACATCTGCAAGAATGGATAACTTGAGCGTTCTATTACCAGCCATTTGTTATCCCCATTTCTTTACAATTGCAGAAAAAGCTTCTTCCCATTTGCGAATCAATTCAGGCTGAATCTTGCGAAGTGTTGGGTAGATGAAGTAGCCAGAATTGCCGCGTCCTCTGTTGGGAGTGCGTCTGGGGAACTGGCGATAGCGGTTACTTCCAAATTCAAGTCCTGCCCAGAGTTTTTGCGTTGTTGCGCCACCAGAAAACCTTTGAGATGCAAATCCATAAGACAATTCGCCAATCTTGGATGATTTGCTGATGCGGACACCTTCGGCAACTCGCCGAACACCAGCACCCGAGACTTGTCGTCCCAGCGCGCTGACTTTAATTTGATTGGCGGCGTAGGTTGCAAGGGCGCTACTTTCGGTTCTAGCTTCTTGGATTGCTTGCTGATCCATTGCTTTAAAGGCTTTGAGAATACCGCGTAGCTCGCTACGATCATAAGTAATTGGATCACTTGCCACCGTTTCTCTCCTTTAGTATTTCCAAGGCTGTTAAGACATCTTCGGCATCATCCCAATATTGTTTAGGAATCCGCGTCTCAATTGCCAGAAGCGTTAGAAGATAGTTTAGGCTTCCAGCGGTGTGGCTTTTGGGTTTTCATTCACCACATCGATATCTGCAACTGTCTCCATCCATACCTCGAAAGATTTAACTGGCTTGCCAGCCGCTTCGCGTTTCATTGCGTTATATGCCAGAAACATAATGTCCCAGACACCGCCTAATTCGCCAATCGTCTTGCCAGTTGCTTTCTCCCATTTGGCATACTCGGGCGGTTGGGCAAT